ATCCTTTATTTTGTACATTAGTAGAATACCAAGGAAATGTATGGCTTAAATTTCAATTTATGGACGGAAATACTTATTATATGGAATATGAAAGAACAATACACTTAAGAAGATTTTATACAAATCATGACTTCTACGGAGATAGCAATTCTATATTAAACAAGTCGCTAGAAACTCAAATTGTTGCTGATGATGGAGTTAAAAATGCAATCAAAATAAGCAATTCTCTTAGGGGAATATTAAGAGCTTCAAATTCGATGCTAAAAAATAAAGATGTACAAGCAATGAGAGATGAATTTGTAAAAGATTTGTTAGAAAGTGAAGAAGGAATAGCAGGACTAGATGCAAAACTTGATTTTAAAGAAATAAATTTAGAACCTGTATTGCTAGATAAAGACCAATTAGAAATGGTAAATGGGAATATATATAAATATTTTAGAATATCAAAAGAAATTGTTGAAAGTAAGTTTACTGATGAAGAGTGGAATGCTTTTTATGAATCAATAATAGAACCCTTAGCTATACAGATGGAACAGGCATTTACAAACACAATATTCAATGAAAAATCAGTAAAAGAAGGTCATAAGGTAGAGTTTTGTGTAAACAGAATAAAATATGCAAAAACAGAAACTAAAATAAATCTATTAAGGGAAGTTGGAGTGCTTGGAATAATAAAAGTTGATGAAGGTAGAGAAATATTAGATTTACCAGCACTAGGTGGAGAAGAAGGAAACAAAAGGCTACAAACCTTAAATGTAATAAATAGTAATTTAGCAGATAAATATCAAGGAGGTGGAAATGATGGAGAAAGCAATTAAAGAAATGAGAGTAAGTGAATTAAGAGCTCTAGAAGATGAGAAAATGATTGTTGAAGGTTATGCAGCAACATTTAATAATGTTACTGATTTAGGTTGGTGCAAAGAGGTTATAGACTCAAATGCATTTAATAATTGCAATATGCAAGATTGTGTATTTAAATATAACCATAATGATAATTGTTTAATTTTAGCAAGAACAAGAAATAATAGTTTACAATTAGTTGTAGATGACAAAGGGCTAAAAATTAGAGCAGAACTTATAGATACTCAAAACAACAAAGATATTTACAAAATGATTAAAGCTGGTTTATTAGACAAAATGAGTTTTGCATTTACAGTTGCAAAACAAGAATGGGATTACACAACAGATACAAGAAAAATATTAGAAATAGACAGATTATTTGATGTATCAGTTGTTGATGTTCCAGCTTATGATTCAACAGAAATATATGCAAGAAGTAAAGAACAGTATGAAAAAGAAAAAGAAGAATTTATAAGAAACAAAAAAGAAAGACTAGATTTGAAAATTAAATTATTAAGTTTATAATCTCGAACGAAGAGCGGTGGTAGAACTGCTCTTTTTTAGTGCGGTAGAGCCTAATAGAGTTTTATAGAAGCGGTGGTAGAACTGCTAGGGGATTGTAATTGTGCAATCGAAAAAATAAAAGAAAGGAAGATTAAAATGACAAGAGCAGAATTTGAAAAAAGAAAAGCTGAATTAAAAGAAAAATTAGCTAATGCTAAAGATGAAGAACTTGAAGAAATCAGAAAAGAAGTTGAAGAACTTGAAAATGCTGAGATAGTTGAGGAGCAAAATAAAGAAGATGACAAAGAGGAAAAAGAAGAAAAAATAGACGAAAGAAGTCTATTAAAAGGTGCTGTAGATAGATTAGAAGAAAGAAAAATCGACACATCTAAAGCAAAAGTTATTGAAAAAACAGAAAACAAGGAGGAAGAAAGAAAAATGGAAGAAAATAAAGTTATTAAAAATGCCGCTAAAGAATTAAGAGCAGGTAATACAGTTAAATATTCTATGAAAAATAAAGAAGAAAGAAGTGTAACAGTATCTGGAGGAACATTGTTAGTACCAGGTAGAACAAAAACTCAAATTGCTGAAAGTTTTGATAGACCATCAGCAATGGCAGACAAATTAAATATTGTTCCGTTGAATGGTGGAGAGTCATATAGTGTGGCTTTTGAAAAAGATGGTGTAGAAGGAGGATATACTGTAGAAGGTGGAAATTATGCAGATATAGATCCAGAATTTGACCATGTATCAACAGGAAGAGCAAAAGTAACAGCATATGCAGAAATTACAGAAGAAGTTGAAAAATTACCTGATGCAGATTATGTATCAATAGTTGGAAAAGCAGTAGAAAAAGCAATCAAGAAAAAAATAGGAGCTCAAGCTGTTGCAGGTACAGGTGCTGAAAATACAATAAGAGGTATATATAACGCAGATGCAAAAGTACTTGATGGAAATGGAGATATTGAAATTGAAGCAATAGACCAAGATACATTAAATACAATAGTATTTGGATTTGGTGGAGAAGAAGCTGTTGAAGACGAACAAACATTAATTTTAAATAAAAAAGACTTAGAAGCTTTCTCTAAAGTTAAAAACAATCATGGAGATTTTGTTTATAAAATAACAAAAGGAAAAGGAGAAGGAAGAATTTCTTATTCAAATGGAGGGGCTGATGTTCCATACATCATCAATTCTGCTTGTACAGCATTATCTGCTACATCTACAGAAACAGGAGCAAAGACAATGATTTATGGTTCATTAACAGACTATGAATTTCCTGTATTCTCAGACATTGAAACAAAAATGAGTGAAGATTACAAGTTCAAACAAGGAATGAAAGCATTTAAAGCTTCATGTATTGTTGGTGGAACAGTATCTAAATTCAATGGATTCTCAAGAATATTGAAAAAAGAAGCAGGTGTGTAAAATAAATTAAGGAGGACTATATGGACGAGTTATTACAAACAACAAAACAATGTTTAAGTATTGTAGAAACATCAACATTTAAAGATGAAGAAATAAAAATGTTAATAAATGCAGGAATAGAGGATTTAAAAAGACAAGGTATCAATGCAAGTGAAAATACCGACAATGAGCTTATAAAATCTTCTATTATTATGTTTGTTAAAGCTAATTTCGGTAATGTTGATATTAAAGAAAAAGAGCTAGCTCAAAGGACATATAGTCTTCTATGCAATAATTTAGGACTAAGCTCTGATTACAAGGTGGTGGATAGTGATGCGTGATGTAAGTTGCAAATTATTATCCACCTCTATTGTGGAAAATGAAATAGGTGTGCAAAAAGAAGTAAGAACAGAAACTGAAATTCCAATCATAAAAGTTGAAGATATCTATGCTAATGAATTTTATTCTGCTAATGAGCAAGGATTTAAGCCTACTTTAAGACTAAGAATAAGTACATTGAATTACAATGGAGAACCTGAACTTATTTATAAGGGAGAAACATATTCTATAATTCGTACTCAAGAGCCTGAAGCAGATGAACTTATATTAGTTTGTGAAAGGGAAGTAAAAAATGTCTAAAAAAGTAAAACCAGAGGATTTACAAAGTGTATTAAAAGATTATTTAGAAAATTACAAAGAAGCTATAGATGAAGATGTTATAGAAGTAACAGATGCGATAACAAAACAAGCTAAACAAGAGTTAGTCAATACAAGTCCACGAGGAAAAGGCAAAAGGAATACACCTTATTATAGAGGTTGGGCTATTAAGTTAAGCAAACGTAAAACGGGACAATATCACAAAGTAATTTGGAATAAAACAAATTATCAATTAACACACTTGTTAGAATTTGGACATACAACAAGAAACGGTGGAAGAACTAGAGCAATACCTCATATTCGACCGATAGAAGAAAAATACAATGTAGAATTTGTTGATAAATTAGAAAAGAAAATAAGGAGGACTTCAAAATGACATTAGCAGATTTAAAAACAAGATGTGTAGCTCAAGGGTTTAAATATGCTTATGGAGTATTTAAAAATCCAACAGAGCCACCACATTTAGTAGCAAGAACAAGAGATACTGACAATTTTATGGCAGATAATGTAGTGTACGTAAAAGACACACCAATTCAATTAGATTATACTTACGAAAATAAAGACATAACAGAACAAAACAAAATAGAAGATATAATCCTAGCAGATATTGCATGGGAGAAAACAGAGGAAGTTTACTTGGAAGATGAAAAAGTCTGGCAAGTAAGCTATTTTTTTGAAATTTAAGGAGGAATAAAAAATGTCAAAAGTTAATTATGGTATTCAAGATGTTTATGTTGCAAAAATAACAGAAACAAACGGAGCTATAACTTATGGTACACCTTTTGCAGTAAAAGGAGCTGTAGGACTTAATATAGATCCTGAAGGTGGAGATGCAACACCATTTTATGCTGACAATATAGTTTACTATATGGCACCTGGGGTAAACAACGGATATAGTGGAGATTTAGAACTTGCTATAACACCTGATGAGTTCTTAACACAAATATTAGGACAAGAAGCAGATTCTGATGGAGTAGTATATGAGAGTTCTGATGATACAAATGCAAGATTTGCACTATTATTCCAAGCACAAGGTGATACAAACAACAGAAGATTCTGTTTCTATGATTGCACAGCTTCAAGACCATCAAGAGAGAATAACACAAAAGAAGATACAATTACACCAGGAACAGAAACAATAGCAATAACAATGAATCCACGTACTACAGATAGAATGGTTAAATGTCAAATAGATCAAACAACTGAAAATCAAACAGTATATGATGCATGGTTTACAGCAGTACATGAAAAAACAGTTTAGGAGGGTATTATGAAAATAACAATTTGCGATAAAGAATACGAAATAGCTTGTAATGCTTTTACAAGATTTCAATATAAAAAAGTTTTTGGTAGAGGAATATTTGCTGACATAAATGTATTAAATAAGTTTTCTACTACTCAGGAGAAACTAAGAAAAGAGTTAGAGGCAAAGAAACTAAGTCAAGAAGAAATTGAACAAGAATTAAATATTCAAATGATGGATTCTTTAGATGATTTTATAGATGTAATAGAAAGAATTGCTTATATAGAAATATATACAGCAAATGACAAAATAGAAAGTTTTGAAGATTGGATAAAAGGCATAGACAAAATAGATTTATCTGCAAATTGGATTAGTGAGGTAACGGAACTTGCCGTAAATTCATTTTGCTGATGATGAATTAATTACTGAACTAAAAAAACTACCTAAACAAAATAGTGGAAACGAAGCATTAGAAGAGCATTACTTTATAGCAAGTTGTTTGAAAATGGGACTTAAAATAGAAGATTTAAAACAGCTTGAATATAAAGATGTTGCAAAACTAATGCTTTGTTTCATTGATGATAACAAACCAAAAACAAAGAAAGCAACTCAGGCAGACTGGGATAAATTAGCAAGGAGGTAAAAATGGCTTTTAAAGATATTAAAGGAATAATCGTAGAAATAGGAGGAGATACCTCTGGATTACAAAATGCATTAAAAAAAGTTAATTCTGCGACATCTAGTTTGAGCAAAGAGCTAAGAGGAATTAACTCTATGCTGAAATTAGACCCGAAGAATACAGACCTCCTAGCACAAAAACAAACCGTATTAAAAAATAACATAAAAGAAACAACAAAATATTTAGATGGACTTAAAGAAACACAACAAAAATTTATTAATTCAGGAGGAGATCTAAATTCTGCAAATTATAGGGCATTACAAAGAGAAATTATACTTACAGAAAACGAATTAAAACAATTAAAAGTAGAGGCATCAAATTGGACACAAATGAGTAAAAGTCTAGGAGAACTAGGCTCAAAAATGAAATCTTTAGGAGATTCCATTACAAATGTAGGAAAAAAAGTTAGTGTTTTGAGCGGTGCAATGGCAGGATTATTTGGAGCAGGAATAAAGTATAATGCTGATATTGAAACCACAACAAAAGCATTTGAAACTTTTATTGGAAGTGCAGAAGATGCGACAAAAGCTATAAAGGAAATAAAGAAACAATCTGAAACATCTCCATTTGATACAAAAGAATTAATAAAGGCAAATCAATACTTAATAACAACAGGAGAAAGTGCAGATGATTCACGTAAGACTATTTCAGCTTTAGCGGATGCAATCGCTCTAACAGGTGGAGGCAATGATGAATTAAATCGTATGGCATCTAATCTTCAACAAATAAGGAATGCAGGAAAAGCAACTTCTATGGATATTAGACAATTTGCTTATGCAGGAATAGACGTATATGGAATTTTAGCGGAAACAACAGGAAAAAATGTTGATGAATTAAAGAAAATGGATATTACCTATCAAGATTTATCAAAAGCTCTAATTACAGCATCAAGTGAAGGTGGTAAATATTATAATGGTCAAGGACAAATGGCTGACACTTTAAATGGAAAGATAAGCAGACTTAAAAAGACATTTCAAGATTTATTAGGTGAACTAAGTGAATCTTTAATGCCTATAGTAGAGAAAGTAACAAATAAACTTCAAGGATTAGTTAGTTGGTTTAAGGGATTAGATGATAGTCAAAAAAACTTAGTAACTAAGATAGGTTTATTTATAGTAGCTTTAGGTCCAGCATTAATAATTATAGGAAAACTAATTAGTTTCGGAGGAATAATATTAAAAGGAGTTTCTGTTATAGCAGGTGCTGTTGGTCAACTTTCTGCAGGAGTAGGAGGATTATCGGGAGCATTGGCAGCTTTATCTGGACCTATAGGAATTGCAATAGGAGCAGTTGCATTGTTAACAGGTGCATTTATTGCATTGTGGAACAAAAGTGAAAGCTTTAGAAATTCTATGGCTGAAATAGGAAGAACTATAGTAGAAACATATAACAATCATATCAAACCTGCAATTGATAATATAGTAAGTAGTATCCAAATGTTGTGGCAAGAAATATTGCAACCTCTATTACAGTATTTATGGGATACGTTTAGTCCAATAATAGAGAAAATTTTTGTAGCTGCAGGAAAAATAATAGCAGATGCGTTTGAAAAAATAGGAATTGTTATACAAAGTATTACAGGAGTGTTAAAAGGATTAATTCAATTTATTAGTGGAGTGTTTTCAGGAGATTGGAAAAAAGCATGGGAAGGTATCAAGACAATATTTGGAAATGTGTTTGAGGGTTTAAAAGGATTGTTTAAAGCTCCAATAAATTGGATAATATCAAAACTTAATTCATTTATCTCAGGAATAAATAGTATAAAAATCCCTGATTGGGTTCCTGGAGTTGGGGGAAAAGGAATAACAATTCCAAAAATCCCACAACTTGCAAATGGTGGAATTGTAGACAGTGCAACACTTGCAATGATAGGTGAAGGAAGATCGGCAGAAGCAGTAATTCCATTAGATAGAACACTTGCTAAATATATGGCAGAAGCTTTAAAAATAGCAGGAGGAAATAGAAATATAGTTATGAATTTCTATCCACAACAAATGACAGAGGCAGAATTAGAACGAGCATTTAACTACGTAGACAGAAGATTTGGAATTTTATATTAATTTTTACAATAATTCGACACAAAATGACAAAAAAATATGATATACTTTCTTAAAAGGAGGTATATTTATGAAAGAAAACAAAGAAAAAGTTTCTAAATTTTATGAAAAATGGTGGTTTTGGATTATTATTGTTGTTATATTAGTAGCAATTTTGGGAGGTGGCTCAATGGAAACAAAAAACGTTTCTACAAACACTGAAACAAGTCAAACACAATATAAAGATAATTATGAGTGGAATTTAAAAGATACTAAAACAAACAATGATTACAAATATGTTGTTTTAGGTGTAGAAAATGAAAACGGAGATTTAGAAAGTGGAGAATATTTGATAAAAACTAATAATAATAGTAAAGCTTCTTTTGTTATTTATGTTACAGACCGATATTACGAAAAAGACACTGACATTCCAGATGATTATGATGGTATGGTTCAAGGATTTGATAAAAGTGAATGTAGTGTAAATTTAATAAAGGGGCAGTACTTATATTTAATTCAAAATTCTAATGGACAGGGAAAAGTAATTGTTACAAAAAAATAAAAAGACAGTCAAACGACTGTCTTATTTTTATGCAAAGGAGTAAGAGATGGTCAGAGAATTTAAACTTGTAAATGAAAAAGGACAAACCTATTCAATGATGGATATATATAACTATTGTTTATTAACAGAACCATCAGGGCTAGGGTATGGATATAATACAGAATATGAACAACTTGGAAATACTTTTATAACAAATTTACGTAGAATGGAACAAGGACAAATAAATGGACAAGTAAACTTTCTAAATTATGACAATTATAAAAAATTAGTAGACTTTATTGAAAAATCAGAAACTCTAA